CCGCCGTGACCAGCGTGCAGGTGACGGGCGCGGCGGGCGTTGCTTCGTTCAGCGAGGACTTCAACGGCACGGCAGGCCAGTTGCTCGTCGCGCGCACCGGCTGGTCGAGGATGAGCGGCGGCGCCGACGACGATTTGTTCATCGGCACCGGCAATCGCCTGTCCTACAAGAACCGCACCAGTACCGGCTACTTCACCGGGCCATCAATGGGCGGCGTAATGGACAACATCGCGGCACAGGGCAATTTCTACGATCTTACGCCTGACGTTTATCTGTGGCTCGATCTTGTCGGGACGGTGGCGGAAGGCGTGCGCTTCAGCCGCGCAAGTGACAGCACCATGCGCGTTACCGTCATCAATCCGACTGCTATGGGAGGGGTCAAGAACTACACCTTCGCCTATAACAACGGCGGCGTGTTCCGCGTCGAAATCCGAGCCGGTGCGCTGCGGGTCTACCTCGATGGCGCAGAGGTCAATCCGACTGTCAACGGGCCGATTACCGCCCTGCCGACATGGATTAACAGCGGCAACGCGCGCCCGGCGATCCGGCACACGATCAATGAAACGCGATCGAACGTGCTGGACAATGTGTTCTGGGAGCGAATTTGAGGTTTGCCGAATTAGGAAAGGAAATGAGTAATGTGCATGTCGTCCCCCTCAATGCCGCCCCCGCCGCCCGACCGGCAGGCTGCGCGCGCGCCCGACAATGGCGATCCTTCGGCGCGGAACAACGATAAGGCTCGGCGTCGGCTGGCCATGGCGTCTTCGATCTTCACGGGGCCGACGCTCGGTACGCCTGCGGTTTCGGGTCCGCTGGGTTCGTGACCCTCGCGGCGGGCCTCTACCTGCTGGCCGCAGGTATCGTCGCGTACAAAGTCGGGGGCTTTTTACGCGGCAAGGAACCGCGCGACGATATTAGGGGCTGGTGATGAAAACGAAGCGTGAAGAGTGCGAGCAGCGCCTTACGGGGATGCAGGCCACCCGCAAGCCCTTCGAGGCGGATTGGGATGAGATTGGGCGGCTTTGCCTCCCGACGCGCTCGGACGTGCTCACGATGGCGGCCAATGGCGTCGTGCGGCAGCAAAACCGCAAGCGCCGCGCCAACACCACAACCTATTCGTCGAAGGGGCGCCGCGCCGCCCGCATCCTCACGGCTGGCATGACTTCCGGCCTGTCCTCGCCCTCGCGCCCGTGGTTCAAGCTGCGGACCAGCGACCCCGCTCTCGCGGAGTACCAGCCGGTCAAGGAGTGGCTGGCCCATGTCGAGGCGCTGATTTACCAGTTCCTCGGCTCGACCAATTTCTACAACGCCACGAAAGTCGGCTATTCCGAACTCGGCTGTTTCGGCACCGAAGCGGCGACCATGCTTGAGCATCCCCATTATGGCGCGGTGACGCATACCCTCACGGCCGGGGAATACTGGCTCGCCAACGATGACGGGCTGATTGCCGATACGCTCTATCGGCAGGTCCACATGACCGTGCATCAGGTGGTCGAAAGTTTCGTCTCGAAAAGCGGCTGGGGCGTCGTGTCGAAGGCGGTCAAAAACGCCTACGACAAGGGCAATTACGAAACCGTCGTGCCTGTGATGCACGCGATGGAACCGAACCGGCACAAGAACCCGACGCGCTCCGACAACCGCAACATGGATTATCGCTCCGTCTGGTGGGAAGTGGGCCAGTCGGACAAGTCGATCCTGCTGCGGGATAGCGGCTTTCCCGAGAAGCCCTTTTGGGCGCCGCGCTGGATCGAGACGGGCGGGGAAAGCGTCTATGGCGACGGGCCGGGTTATGACGCGCTGCCTGATCTTCGCGAACTGCAATTGGCGGCGAAGCGGCGCGGGCGGAACGTCGATATGCTCAACCGCCCGCCGATGGCGGTGCCGGTCGGGATGGCGAACAGCTACCTCTCTCTCGATCCTGGCTCGCTGGCCTACGGCTCCGCTACCGACATTGGCGCGATCAAGCCGCTGGTGAACGTCGATTATCGTGCGGTGCAGGTGGTGCGCGAGGAAGTCGAGGCGCACGGCGCGGACGTGATGGAATGTTTCTATGCCGACCTGTTCTTTGCGATCAGCGAAATGGACGGGGTGCAGCCGCGCAATGTCGAGGAACTGGTTCTCCGCAATGAGGAACGGCTGACGCAGCTTGGCCCGGTGGTCGAGCGTGTGAACGTCGAGAAGCTGGAAGTGGCGATCGACCGCGCGTTCGCGATCTGCCTTCGCCTTGGCCTGTTGCCGCCCGCGCCGCAGGAATTGCAGGGCCAGCCCCTCACGGTCGATTTTATCTCGACGCTGGCGCAGGCGCAGAAGGCGGCCCGGCTGGGCGACATTCAGCGCAGCGCGCAATTCGTCGGCTTCCTCGCGGGCATCTTCCCCGAAGTCATCGACAAGTTCGACGCCGATCAGGCGGTGGACGACTTTGCGACCGGCGCGGGCACGCCGCCCTCGATCATTCGCTCCGACGAAGTGGTGGCGAAGATACGCGCCGATCGGCAGCAGGCGCAGGCACAAGCGCAGGCGGCAGCGATGGCGCAACCGGCGCGCGATGCAGCGCAGGCGGCCGAACTGCTGTCTCGAACGAACGTCGGCGGGCAGAACGTGCTTGAGGGCGTGTTCCAATGACGGTCACGCGCGAGCAACTACGCTCGATGGATTTGCAGGGTTTGATGCTCGATCCGAAGTTCCGGCGCTTCGCCTATGGACTTTTGAACGACACAAATGTATTGCGCGGGGGCTACGGAGCCAATTTGGCCACTCTCCAATGGTGGGAGGGCCGCCGTTCTCTGGGCTTGGATATCCTCGCTACCTTGCAGACCGTCGATCCCGACGCTCTTCTCAAACTGCTTGAGGAAGAAAAAGCCACCAGAAAGGAAACGGCAAATGGCAGACGCAATCCCGACAGACGTGACGAACTCGGAGGCGATCCAGACGGACGCAAGCGAGACGACGGCATCCAGTACCTCGACTACGCCAACGACGGAAGCGCCCCCGCCAAATGACGGGGCCAATCCGGCGCCCGCCGATCCGCTGGACGGAAACCCTGGCATCGCCGCCGATCCCAACGCTGGAAGCGACGAGGAAGGCGAAGCCGCCGACGAGAACGCTGTCCTCTTCGGAGCCCCTGAAGGCGACTATGAACTGAACGATCTTCCCGAAGGGTTCGCGGTCGATAAGGCTGCGCTCGATGCGTTCGCGCCTCTCGCCAAGCGGCTGAACCTCTCGAACGAAGGCGTTAAGGCGCTGGCGACCGAAGCCTATCCGCTGGTCGAGCAGCAGACCACGGCGGCGATCACGCAGCAGGTGGTGGCGCAGCGCAAGGAGTGGGAAACCGCCACGCGCACGGCCATCACGGGCGGCAAGGCTGAAGACGGCTCGCCCATCGCGGCCGATCCGGCGTTCGGCGGCGCGTCTTACGATCAGGTCGTGGCCACCAGCGCCAAGGCGCTCGATCGCTTCGCTGGCGATGCGGTGTTCCCCGGCGCCAAGGCAGACGGCAGCGAGGGGACGTTCCGCGACTTCCTCACCGCCACGGGCCTCGGCAATCATCCCGCGATGGTGCGGTTCGCCTACATGGCGGGTCAGGCAATCTCGGAAGATAGTGACTTCGTTCGGACGGGCGCTGTCCCTCCGGCGACGCTCTCGCGTGCAGAAAAGTATTACGGCCCCGGTGCCGGTTAACGAAGAAAGGATTGAATAATGGCAGTTCTCGGTTCCGGCGTCGCCACGCTCGTTGACGTGCTGAAGGAAATGGCGCCGGGCGGCGCTCTCCTCGACACGGCGGAAGTGCTCACGGAGCACACGGAAATCCTCGAAGACATGACGTGGGTGGAAGGCAACCTTGTCACGGGCCACCGGGACAGCGTTCGCACCGTCCTGCCCAGCCCGTCCTACCGCGCGATCAACGAGGGCGTGCCGGTCACGAAGGGCGCGACCACGCCGATCGAAGAAACCACATCGCTGCTGGAAGATTTCAGCCAGTGCGACCGGGAACTGGCCATCCTCTCCGGCAATGTCGGTGAGTTTCGTCTGCGGCAGGCGCGGCCGCACCAGATTGGCTTCGCGCACAAGGTCGCGACCGATCTGTTCTACGGCAATGCCGCGTTCAACGTGAAGGGCTTTACCGGCCTGACGCCTCGCTACAATTCGCTCAACTCGTCGGCCACGCTCACCGCTGGCAACGTGATCGACGCGGGCGGAACCGGCACCGATCTGCGGTCGATCTGGCTCGTTGCTTGGTCGGAAGATACCATTACCGGCATCTTCCCGAAGGGCACAAAGGGCGGGCTCGGCCATGAGGACGCCACTTCGTCGGCCGATGGTACTTCGCCCGACGGCTTCCCCAGCGGGCAGGCGCTTCAGGACGCCAGCGGCAATCTGTACATGGGCTATCGCGACCATTGGATGTGGCGCGTCGGGCTCATGGTGAAGGATTGGCGCTTCGCGGTTCGCATCGCGAACATCGACGTTTCGACGCTCACGCTCGATGCTTCGACCGGGCCGAACCTTCAGGATTTGATGATCCAGGCGACGGAACTGATCGAGGGGACGGAGGGCACCCGCCCGGCGTTCTACATGCCGCGCTCGATCCGAGGCTACATGCGCCGCCAGCTTGTCGAGAAGAAGAACAGCTTCCTCGCGATGGGCGAAACCGGGCGCAAGGCCACGCTCATGTTCGACGACATTCCGATCCGCCGCACCGATGCGCTGAAGCGCAGCGAGGAACAGGTCGTCTAAGACCGGCCCTGAAGAAGAAAGGCACCAGACATGATTACCGACGCACAGCTTCGCCCCTCCCTGTCGCAGAACCTCGCTGTCGCGGCGGGCAACGTGAACTCCACCAATGCCGTCGATCTGCTGTCGGCGGGTCGCAACCTCGGGCGCGGCCAGCCGATGCGCGGCATCGTGACGGTCAACCAGACCTTCACGGGCGGCACCTCGATCAACGTCCAGTTTGTCGAGAGCGACAATGCCGACCTGTCCAGCCCGCGCGTGCTGGCGCAGACCGGCGTGATCGCGGAGGCGGATATTCCCACGGCTGGCAATGGCAAGCCGCTTTGGGATTTCCAGCTTCCCGACACGGCGCGGCGCTACATCGGGTTTCGCTATGTTATGGCGGGCACGCATACGGCGGGGCAGGTTTCGGCCCACTTCGTCAGCGATACCGATCATAACCCGTATGTCGCGATGAACACGGGTTTCTGATCTAAGCGGGAAAGGGATTTCAGATGACTTTGAAAGTGACCACGCGAGAGTCGTTCATTGGTGGGCAGGCTGTCCCCAAGGGCACGATTGTCGAGTACGAGGGCGACAACGCGGGCGACAACCTCGCGGACGTTGGCGACTATGAGCCGCCCAAGCCTGCGATCATCGCCGCCATCGCTCCGACCGGCCCTAACCCGGTCGCGCCGCAGCAGCTTCCCCCCGGTTCGATGCAGACCATTCGCGGCTATTCCGGCCCGGCTGGTGAGGAACTTCGCGGGGAACGCACCCTCGCGGCTTCGATCAACGAAGGGGACAGCAATGCTGGCGAAGTCGAGATGGAGCCCGTCACCCGAATTACCTCCACCGATGATTTCGATGCGTCGAAGACGGTTGAGGGTTCGGTCGATGAAGTCGAGGGCCGCTTGTCGGGCCTGACTGCGGAGCAGCTTGACGCTGTTGCGGCGGCCGAAACCTCGGGGAAGAACCGGGCTGGCGTGGCGAACGCCATTGAGCAGGCACACGCCGCGCTCTAATCTACCCCTCTCGTCACGGGGGAAGCGGGCGGCGGTGCTGGTGCATTGCCGCCCGTTTTCGTTTAGGAGGTTCCCATGTCGTTCAAGCCCGCAATCTCGGAAGACGTAATCTCGAATGAGGCGCTGGCGCTGCTGCCCGCCGATCCGGTGCCGACGCTGAACGAACCGTCAATCGAGGCGCGCGAGTGCCGCCGTGCGTACAAGCCTGTCGTGGCCTCGCTGCTGGAAAAGCACCATTGGAACCTCGCGACGAAGCGCGCTGCCCTGGCGCCGCTCGACAACGACCGCGCGGGCGAATGGGGGCTGGCCTACGCCAAGCCCGACGACATGGCCTATCCCGTGGCGCTGTTCCCGGCCAGCGGGAGCGGCTGGGGCGCCTGGTTCCGGCAAGGCCAGCACTACATGCTGCCGGGCGGCTACCGCGTCATGATGCAGGTGGGGAAGACGATCTACTCGCAGATTGGCGCGGCCATGCTGGAATATACCAGCTTCGGCATTACCGAGGCGGATTTCACCACGCAATTCAAAGACTTGGTGGTGCTGGAACTGGCGGCTCGTATCGCCGTGCCGATCACGAAGGACTATGCCCGCGCGCGCGAACTGAAGGGGCAAGCGGAGTTCGAGCGCCAGCGCGCGATCGCTGCGGACCTGAACCGCAACGCGCAACGCTATGGCGACAACCCGACCGAAAGCGAACTGGTGCGCGGCGTCGGGATCGGCGGCTACGGGGGCGGCTGGCCGATGGACCCGGTGGCGAACCCGATTTATCAGGTGGCGCCGCTGATCGTGCCCGCGAACACAGGGGAATAATCGCGTGTCAAAAATTCCCCTACCGAATTTCTCGAAAGGAGAAGTGGCCCCGGCCCTCTACGGGCGCATCGACACGGGGCAATACAATGCCGCGCTCAAGACGGCGCGCAACTTCCTCGTCCAGAAGTACGGCGGCGTCACCTTTCGCCCTGGCACGCGGCTGGTGGGCGCTGCGGACGGCGACGTGCGGCTGGTGCCGTTCCAATTCTCGATCGACCAGTCCTATGTGCTGGCGATGGGGCAGGGCCAGATGCGGCCGGTCGCGCTCGGCGGCTTCGTGCTGGAAGCGGACCTGAAGATCGAGGACGCATCGCAAAGCGATCCTTGCGTGCTCACGATCAGCAATCACGGCTATGCGCCAGGGGACCGGCTCTATCTCGCGGGGATTGAGGGCATGGTCGAGTTGAACGGGCGGTTCGTCACGGTGGTCGCGGTGCCGACCGGCAACAGCGTGGCGATCGACGTGAACAGCGGCAGCTTCACGCCCTTTGCTGCCAGCACGGGCGCGGTCCATGCCGAGGCACCGGAACCGCAGCCGGTCGATCCCGTCGTGCCGCCTGTCGTCCTGCCGCCCCCCGATCCGTATGTGGGCGGCGGTGGCGGCTATGACTACGATTGGCACAGTCCTTACATGGTGCAATTCTAATGGGTGCTGCGCGGCTCTACAGGGCGGGAATGCCCTTCAACACGG